GAAACAATGGCTCAGGCAGTAGAATTGATTGAAGCAGTTGAAAGAAGCGGCAAGGTTTATGCGTATGCTGAAAATTACTGTTATATGACGCACACATTTGAAATGTGGAAGACATATAAAAAAGGAGAAATCGGTGAAGTAAAATACGCAGAAGGTGAATATGTTCACGACTGTTCAAGTGTGTGGCCGCAGATTTCTTACGGTGACAAAAATCACTGGAGAAACAGGATGTATCCTACATTCTATTGCACACATTCATTAGGACCGATAATCACAATTACAGGAAGACGTCCTGTAAAGGTAATTGGATATGAATTCCCACCGAATATGTTTAACTATTCAGTATCTGGCAAAGCAGGCGGCGGTGGTATGGAAATGGTAACACTTGACAACGGTGCTGTTGTAAAGAGCTTGCACGCAGGACTTAAAAGAGAACCTTCAGATCGTGGCTTTAACTATCAGGTATACTGCGAAAAAGGTATGATGGAAACAGGTCGTTTTGAAGAAAACAAGAGCTTTAACTACTATCAGGAAGAAAAGAACAGAACCTGTGAAGGTGAATGGAAAAAATATGAACCTGTAAATGATATTCAGTCAGAACTTATGAAACAGTTCCCCACACACGGCGGCAGTGACTTTTATTCAACATATTTCTTCGTTCAGAAGATTTTAGGCAAGCCTGACGGCAAGTGGAGTATTGATGTATACCAGGCTGTTGATATGGGTATTTGCGGAATTTTGGCGTGGAGAAGTGCTCTAAACGGAAACAAGCCTGTAGATGTTCCGAACTTAAGAAATCCTGAAGAACGTGATGCATACAGAAACGACCACGCGTGTACAACGCCTGAAGTTGCGGGAGATCAGTTGCTTCCTACAACATCTTATCCCAATGTTCCAAAATGTACTGATGAAATGTATAAGAAGATGGAAAGACTCTGGAAAGAGGGTAAAAATGCAAACGGTGATCCCGATTTGATTTATTCTGCTATCTTAGATGTAACAGACGAAGAAAATTATTGATAATGGAAGAAAGGCTGCAGCTGTGCTGCAGCCCTGTTTTTTTACATATCCTTTATTCCACAACCGCACACTTTTCTAGCTTTGATGCTTTCCTGAACGCGATTTAAGCACTCACCGAAACGCTGAAAATGTACAACTTCGCGCTCGCGCAAAAACTTAATAACCTGAGTTACGTCAGGATTGTCGCAGAATTTTAATATGTTGTCGTATGTGACTCTTGCCTTTTGTTCTGCTGCCAAATCTTCAACCAAGTCAGCAATTGGGTCACCCTTTACGCCAATGTATTCGGCTTTCCAGGGGTTACCTGCAGCGGCAGCAGGGTACACGCCCTTTGAGTGGTCAACATAATATGCTGCCATAGGACTTTTTTCAATTTCGCCTGCTGAGAGATTTTTTGTAAGCTGATGAACTATAGAACCCACAATCTCGAGATGCGCGAGTTCATACGCACATTGATGTTGGAAGTAGAAGGTGTAAAAAAACATCACACCTTCAGCTTTACATCAAGTTCAATCTGTGGATTTGTCCAGCTTGCGCCAGTTGGCAATCCTTCTGGTCTTATTCTTCTACCATCAACAGTGACACGCTTTGCGGTGCTTCTCATTCTTTGTGGCTTTTCTCTTTTATATTCAATTCTTTCAATGCAGGCTTTCAGAAGCTTGTTTTTCTCTTGTGCGCTTGCTTCAGGGTTCTTCAGCGCTTCAAGTGCTGCTTTGAATGTCACTGTTTTTTCTTTATAATCAACAGGTTCTGGCATAGATTCATAAGCCTTGCAAAGTGCCTGGCGCACTTCTTCTTTTTCCTTCAGCAATTTTTCCTTCAGCTGTTGAAAAATTTCTTGTGGCATTCTCTTGGCTGGATCAGGATCAGACTGTGCTTCCCACTGTGACAGTTCCTTTGCTTCCAGGTCCTTCATTTTCTTTTCAAGATTTTTTATAAGTCTTGCATGGAGCTTGATCGAATTGCCTTCATCGTTTTTCAAGCGAACTTCAAAATCTTCAATGCACTGTTCCAAAATACTGTATACGCGTTCAATCATTTCGTCATACAAACAAGAACCTGTTCTGCAATGCACTTGGTTTTCGCATGATAATCTTGGGGCTGCTCTTTCACTGCCGTCTTTATTCTTAAAAAACTTCAATGACATTGCCCTTCCGCACTGACAAAACAGAAGGCTTGCAAAGGGATTTATGATCTTGGTTGTAGGTTTTGCCCTGTGGTTCTTTCCTGTTTTCATAAGTGCTGCATTGAATAATTCTTCAGAGATAATTCCATCATGCCTGCCTTCATAGACAAGAAATTCACCCATTTTTGCTTTTGGTCTTGTGTTGATAATTTCACTGTCTTCAACAATAGTCACTACTTTTCGCCAGTTCCACTTGACCTTGCCGATATAGTGAACATTTTCAAGCATATCTTTCAGTGCAGCTGGTGACCAGTATTCACCTTTTGGTGGCTTTATTCCCATGCGGTCCAGTGTGTGACAGATGTTTGTTCTGCCCATGTCTTTATTGACATACATATCAAAAATCATTCTGACAACATCAGCTTGTTCTTTGTTTTCCTTTAATGTGGGACACTTTCTTTTTCCGTCTGTTATCCAAATTTTATCATATCCGTATGGCGGTATTGAGCCAATATAATTGCCTTGACTGACAGAAAGAAGTCTTCCACGATTCAAAATCTTTTTAGTATATTTCAAGTAGTCATTACCACGCTTCAGTTCACTTTCAAAGGCATTCCAGTCATATTCATCACGCAGGTCATAAATTCTTTCAGGTGTTATGACATAAGTGTTCGTCAACTTCAACAGTTTCATCATTCTTCCGATGTCTTCAAGATCACCACGAGTGAGTCTTTGCGGTTCAACTACTTTGACCGCCTTATATTTTGGCGATTCTATCAATCGAAGGACTTTGTTGATTTCAGGTCTTTCCTTGATTGTTTCACCTGATACCACTTCACGAAACTTGTTTTCTTCTGGCACTATAGCGCCAAGATGCTTTTCAGCCCATTCATCAAGTATGGCTTCATGCTTTGCAAGAACTTCTTCCACTGTCAAAAGCGGATCATCAGACTGTGACTTTCTTAAATAGTCAATAACTTCTTCAGGCTTGAAATCAATCCGCATTTGATAAAACATCAGCATCACCTTCCTTTGTGTTTTTTCTTTGTTGCGGTTTGTAGGTTTTAGGCATCGTCACCTTTATAGTGCAAAATGTAACTTCTACCCGATTTTATTCTTTCGATTTTTCCTTCCTTTTCCCAGTAGTAAAGCGTTTTTGACAAGTCATCTTTTACAGACACATCAAACAATTTTATAAATTCCGCTTGAATAATTCCATCATTTTGTTTTAATAATTGGACAGTCTTTTCTTCCATTCCATTTAAATTGTTTTGTTTGGTTGTATATGTTGCCTGAAGGCTTTCCAGATTTTCCTGCAACTCTTGCAGTTCTGCTTTCCTTTTTTTAAGGTAGTCAGGCGCTGTCAATATTTCATAAAACCAAAATTCAAAGCATTCACCTTTAGATTTGCACAGTTTTTCGACATCTTCAAGGTAAATAACAAAAGACTTTAATGCTGAATATTGTTCTTTTGGTGATTTATTTCTTGAATTGAGCCATGTATTCAAAAAATGTGTATATTCTGCGTTTATCTTATCGGTAAATTCTTTGTTTTGCCTATGCCAGCCCCAGTGAAGATCACCTTCAGCTGTCAGATGTTCAAGATCATCATCAGGCATTGCAATCGCATCCAGTGCTTTCAACACATTTTTATCTGTTGGATTGCTTATGTTAGAACGAATATAATCAAGCAGACCATGACCGCTTAAAATGTTGGGTTCTTTTGTTTTTTTAAATAGGTTTGAAAACTTCAATTCAACTCACTCCTTAATTATAAATTACGCAAAAAAATTATTTTATAACACTTTGAAAAGCAACAGCTTTTCCCAAAATTCGTATATTTTCAAGTTCTTCGCCACTATATCGTAAAGTTTTGAATTGTGGATTTTCCGCATATAAAGACAAAACACCATTTTCCCTGTCATAATACACACGCTTCAGTGTTGCTTCGTCATTTATAAGTACAGCTGCAATCTCACCATCTTGAACCATTTCTTGCTGACGGATGAAAACAATATCACCATCATATATCCTTGCACCAATCATACTGTCACCTTTTGCCGTAAGGCAAAAATCGGCATGAATTGTTGTGCTTGCTTCCACATACAGTTCAATTTCTTCATTTGCAAGAATAGGTTCACCACAGGCAATATCACCGAGCATGCGAAACTTCTTCTTTTCAACATAAGAAAGCAGGGGATTAGAAACTACAACATTATTCATTTTATCTTTTTCTTGCCATCCCATCAAATACTGTGGTGTTGTTGCCAAGACTTTTGCAATGGGTTCTAAAATGTCCAGCGGAAGATTTTCAATATCACCTTTTTCATATCTATAAATTGTAGAACGATCTTTTCCAAGCTTGCTGCCTAATTCGTCAGCGCTCATTCCTAATTCTTTTCTTCTCTGCTTTATTCTCTGACCTATATCCATAAAAAAATCACCTCTGTCTTGTATTATACAATAAAAATCGCATAATTGCAACTATAAAAATAAAAAAATCGCATTTTGTGCAAAAATTATATTGACAACCGACAAAACACTGTGCTAATATAAAAATATAGTCGCGCTAAATGCGACACAGAAAACAGTTTGGAAGGTGGTGAAAAAAATGAAAATAAATAAACTAAAAGGAAAAATTGTTGAAAAGAATATGAGTGTTGAGAAATTGGCAGATGCAATCAATATTGACAGATCTTCGCTTTACAGAAAATTCAACAATGCCGAAAAAATTACCATTGGTGAAGCACTACGCATTAAAGAAGCGTTGCAGATGACTGAAGCTGAAGCATACGATATTTTTTTAGCTTAAAAGTCGCATAGTATGCGACAGAAACAAGGGGGAAGAAAACAAAATGGAAAAAATCATCATTCAAAAACAGTTTACAAAACCAGTCAGAAGTGAAAGCATTCAGTGCTGGGTGTCAAAAGACATTAGTGAACAGCTTGACAATATTAGCAACAACACTGGCATTTCAAAACAAAGAATAATGGATTTGTTGCTGAAAAAAGCACTTGATGCAGTTGAAATCATTGAATGTGAAATTTAAGGAAAGAAGAAAAGAAAATGAAAAAAATTGCAGTTACAACAAATGAAGAATTAAGAAATTTGTGCATCAAGCATCACTGGTTTGAGCATGGCACAAATAGTCAGTACGAAAAACTAATGCAGGCAAATGCCGAAGGCGTTTCCGTTGAAGAAATCGCAACAATCATCTGGCTTTGTTCTGACCATAACAAGGAATTTATTCTTTACATTTTAAAACAGACACACATCGAATATCTGAAAAGCATTTCATCAGACATGCCATGTTATGAATAGGCTTTAATATCAGAAAGGTGTGTGATTGTATGGCGAAAAGCGACACATACAAAGAAATAAAAATATTTCGCTTTCCAAAAATGCTTGCAAGGGTTCACATCCCTGACATAACGGAAGAAGAAAAGGAAAGGCGAATGAAACAAATTCAAAGAGCAGCTGCAAGCTTGCTGTTAGATTATGAAAGGGGGAAATCTTCATGCCAACAAACAAAATTAAAAACAAAATACTGAAAGGCATCAAAATCAGGGCTGAAATAGTTTTTCTCGTTTCGGTATGCTCCCTTGATGCACCAACATGGTTGCCAACAATTATGGCGATCATTTCAGGGTTGGTGTTCTTGGCAATTGATTACGGAACATTTTTATTAAGGGAAGAACGAATTGAAAAGGCGGTGGCTGAATATGTTCAGGACCAATGATCCTGTTGCAGATGCAGAAAGACACATTGCAGAGCAGGATGCAAAGCTGGACAGGCTTCCCAAATGCAGTGAATGTGATGAACCGATTCAAGATGAATATTGCTTTGAATTCAATGGTGAACTGGTTTGTGACGAATGTATGGACAACAATCACAGAAGAAGGGTTGATGATTATGTCAGCTGAACTTATCATTCTTGATTCTCATGAACAGTGGCTTCAGGAACGATCAAAAAGAATCGGTGGTTCTGATGCTTCCGCTGTGGTTGGTCTGAACCCATATAAAACAAACATTGAACTGTTTATGGAAAAGACAGGGCAGAGTGTTCCTGCTGATATATCAGACAAATCCTATGTGCAATATGGGCATGATGCTGAACCACTTTTGCGTGAACTGTTCAAGTTGGATTTCCCTGAATATGAAGTCTTTTATGAAGAAAACAATCTTTTTTTGAATGAAAAATACTCATGGGGGCATTTTTCAGCTGATGGTTGGTTGAAAGACGAAAAAGGCAGGACAGGCATTCTTGAAATAAAAACAACTGAAATTCTGCAAAGCATACAGAAGGAAAAATGGAACAAACAGCTTCCTGATAATTATTACATTCAGCTTTTGCATGGCTTTCTGATTATGGAAGCAGACTTTGCAATCCTGAAAGCGCAACTGAAAACAGTCTTTGATGGTGTGCCGTACATACAAACAAAACACTATTCGATTGAACGATCTGAAGTTGAAGCGGATATTGAATACCTTGCAACAGCTGAAGAAAGATTCTGGAAGCAAGTACAAAACAGGCAAAAACCCAACTTGATTTTGCCTGAAATATAAAAACAAGGAGAGAAGAAAAGAAATGGAACTGAAAATTTATTCACCCACAGAAGACGGATTCATTCAAGCCATTGAATGGAATCATGAAGAAATCAAAAAGGAAGTTGCTGAAAAGGTTAAGCACTACACGAACCTTGTGTATTCAGAAGACCAAGCGAAAACAGCAAAAACAGACAGGGTGCAGCTGAACAAGTTTGTTCAGGCGCTGGAAACAAAAAGAAAAGAAATCAAGAAGCAATGCCTTGCACCTTATGAAGAATTTGAAAGAAAGCTGAAAGAAATCATTGCTATTGTCAATGAACCTATTCAGATGATTGATGGTCAGGTCAAGGTATTTGAAGAACAAAAAAGGGCTGACAAGATGAAAGAAATCTTGCAGTGTTGGAATGAATTGAACACATTCGAATGGTTAGACATTTATAAAATCATCGATGAAAAGTGGCTAAATGCAACTGTAAAGATAGCTGCTATCAAAAATGAAATTGTTTTAAAAATGGATCGGATTTCAGCTGACCTTGCAACGCTTTCAAGTTTGCCTGAATTTAGCTTTGAAGCTACTGAAGTATATAAAGATACTCTTGACATCAACAAAGCCATTCAGGAAGGGAAAAGGATGGCAGATTTGCAAAAAATGAAGGCTGAAACAGAAGCAGAAATGGTCAACAGCGGAATTGCTACTGAAGACGAAGCAAAAACTGCTGTGAATGATACAGTTCAGCAATTCAGCGAACCGAAGAAAGGCTGGATTGCTTTCAAAGCACATCTTTCAACAGAAGATGCGCTTGCTTTGAATAATTAAAAGATAAAATGAAAGGAAAATTTTTATGATTATATTTTTTGGAATTTTAGCGGTTATTCTGATGCTGTTGTCTATCGGTGAAAAAGACAAGGACAACAAACACACATACATGCTGGGATTTGCGGTGTCGCTTGCTGCAACACTGTTGGCAAAACTGTTTCAGATGGTAGTGTGACAAAATGAACGATTTGAAAAGAAATGGTTCAGGGTATTTTGATCCAACAGCATTCAAAGCATTAAAAAAGATTTATAAACAGGAAGGAAATGCAAAAATGAAAGTTTACAAGGGTGATATTTTCTTTGTTGATAAGTACAGCAAAGATTTTGGTTGCGGTTCAGAACAAAGCACTAGAAGACCTGCAATCATTGTGTCAAATGACATGAACAACAATTATTCAAGCATGGTTGAAGTGGTTTATTTAACATCAAAAGAAAAAAAGCCACTTCCCACACATGTTGAAGTCATCTGTCAAGTGCCTTCAACAGCATTGTGTGAACAGATTTGCAGTGTTTCAAAAGAAAGGCTTTCTTCATTTGTCAGGACCTGCACTGATGCGGAAATGAAAAAGATTGATGAAGCACTGATGATTTCACTGGGCATTAACAGTATTGACTGCACTAAAGGTCTACCAGCTGATGATGATGAAGAAAAAGATGCACTAATCACACAGTTGAAGCATGACTTGGAAAAAAAAGATGAAATCATTAAGGGCTTGACCGAAGCAAAGAATGATGAACAGGGCGAAGCTGTCATCAATATGCCCATGACTGCTGAAAAGGTTATGGAATTGCTTGAAGTGACAACTGAAAGAAATTTATATAAAAACCTTTATGAAAAACTGCTTGAAAAAATGATGGCTTGAAAGAAGGTGCAACATGGAAGCAAAAGATTTTCTTGGTCAGGTTGAAAAGCTTGATAAAATCATTGAAAACAAATTGATTGAAATTGATCAGTGGAAGGCAATTGCAATGAATGTGACATCTGGCGGCAAAACTGTTCTTGTGAAAGTTAAAGGCAAATATGAACTTCAGAACATGGAAAAAGTTCAGTCTTCAGGAAATCAGCAAAAAATGGCTGATGCTGTTGCAAGGTATGTTGATATTGAAAAAGAAATTGATCAGTATATTGATAAACTGATTGATGTGAAGAAAGATGTCACCAGTGTCATTGAATTGCTGAACACAGAAGAATATGACCTTCTGCACAAGGTATATATTCAACACCTTCCATTGCAAGATGCTGCTGAAGCTTGTGGCAAGTCATACAGCTGGGCAACAACAATTCATGGCAGAGCGCTGAAAAATGTGCAGAAGATTCTTGACGGAAGGGGCAATGAAGATGGATAAAGAAAAATTGCTTGACAAATATATCAGTGAAAGATTTCCTGATTGTTTTCCCTTCACTGAAGAAGAAAGAAAGTACATTGCTGACACAGCTGGTTTTCAGGCTTATTGTTTGCATGTTGCTTTTGAAGAATTGAAGGCTGAATTGAAGCATTGTTTTCCATTCAATTTGCTATTCACTAAAGAAAGGCAGGACAGTTGACGATGAATAAACCTTATAAAAGTGTAAAATCGGCTTTTAATAGAACTACACCAAAGATCAAACAAATCTTCTGCTGGCACAAATGGGAAATGAAAAGGGAAGATTTTCTTGATAATAGTTGTTACTTCTATAAATGCAAAAAGTGCGGAAAATTCAAAAATCTGACTTATTACAAAAGATAAAAAAAGGGGGAAAATAAATGACAGATAGCGAGATTATATCGCAAGCTTCCAAAAAACAATTAAATGTAGCTTGCGATGCAACCGATGCTACAAAATTTGTTTTAGATGATGCATCGGTTATAAAGGCTTTGGAGTGTTGCAGTAAAGATAACGTAAAGGATTGTGATATCTGCCCGTACAATGAAAAGGAAACAAATACTTATTGTGCAAACGATTTAATTAAAGATACCCTTGCCTTAATCAACCGTTTGAAAGCACAGAACAAAGAATTTGATGAAAAAATTGTTATGCAAATGGGGCTGATAGAACACCAAAGGGATGAGATTGTCGCATTAACAGGAATAATTGAAAAAGGCGATTTTACATCTTATTCCGCTTGTCGGGCAATAGAAGACCGAAAGAGAAAAAATGCCGAGTATATCAATGAATTAAAGGCAGAGATTGAGAGATATAAGGGTGTCATAAAACTGCTCGAAAAAGATGTGCTAACAGCTAAAACCGAAGCAATAAAAGAGTTTGCAGAAAGGTTGAAGTGTAGGGCAAGTATTTTGTGTGATAAAGTAACGGGATTGCCTATTTCATACACTATTTCTAATTATAATTTTTACAACCTTGTAAAAGAAATGACGGAAGGGAGTGTCCAGGAATGAAAAACAGATTGATTGAGTTGTTGCTAAATGTAGATTATGCCCTTGACACAGACGGAAGAAAAGCAAAGGATAGTGCTGAATTTATTGCCGACTATCTTCTTGAAAATGGTGTAATTGTGCCGCTTTATAAGCCTTTTCCAGTAGTCCTATCTGAAGATGAAAACAATTCTGATGTGTTCTGTCCTTTTTGCGATACTGATTTAAGTGGGCATTATTATGGCGGAGAATATGAACCGCCAAAAATAGTCCCTTGCTTTGAGTGTGGAACTTGGCTTGACGGAACAAAGGCTATAACCAAAGAAGAAGCAGAACAGTCATTGAAAGGCAGTGATGCAAAATGACAGAATTAAAATACAAACTTCAAAGATTGATAGAAACAATCACAGGGAAGCGCTGCAAAAATTGCAAACATCACAACGGATGTTTCTGTGATAGTGTAAAAAAAGATAAATGTTCAAACAGCATCTTCCCTGTTGGATGGGAAAAGAAAAAATGTGCAAAAATGGATGTTTCCAAATTCAAAAACAAAGCTGACTTTGTAGAAGTGGTTCGATGTGAAAAGTGCAAACGCTGGATATATATGGCAGACAAAAAAAGATGCTATTGCGAATTACATCATTATCGCACAAACAGGGATGACTTTTGCAGTTACGGAAAAAGGAATGATGAAAATGTTTGATAAGATCAAAAAAACAATATCGGCATTCTATTCCCTGATTGTTGTGATTTATATTCTTTTTGGTTTGTGGTTATCTTCAGAAATTGCATTCAATCATGGCACTGGGTATGGAATAATAAGTGTAATTTTAGCAGCCATTACATTGTTGAAGCTTGAAAAAATCTTTTGAATGTATATCTTTTGACTTTTTTGTATGTTTTTTGACTTTTTTGTACAACATTATTGTGAAAAAGTATGATATTATTAAACTGTTAAATTATGCAAAGCACCTGACTTCAAAAAAGTTGGGTGCTTTTTTCATGCAGAAAGGGGTGTTGCAGGATGGAAAAGATGACTGCAAAACAACAGCGCTTTTGTGATGAATATCTGATTGACCTGAATGCAACACAGGCGGCAATCAGGGCAGGATATTCAAAGAAAACGGCAAACAGAATTGCAACTGAAAACTTGTCAAAACCTGTTATCAAGGCATTTATTGAAGCAAGAATGGCTGAAAAGCAGTCTGAATTGATTGCAGATCAGGATGAAGTGCTGAAATATTTGACTTCTGTAATGCGTGGACAGTCAAAAGCTGAAATTGTTGTTGTTGAAGGAACTGGTGATGGTTGTTCTGAAGCAAGGACAATGCTGAAAGCGCCTGACGAAAAAGAAAAACTGAAGGCTGCTGAACAACTGGGCAAAAGATATGGTCTTTGGACAGAAAAGGTTGAACAACAGATTGACATGGACCTGAATATCACAATTGATTATGGTGATGAAGATGAAAAAGATTAGTATTTTAGGAACTGAATACACAATATTAGTCAAGAAATATGACGAAGATGAAGCATTTGAAAACAGGTCAATAATTGGATACTGTGATGAGTTTGCAAAGCAAATTGTTGTTGGTGATGCAAAAACTTTTCCCAGTTGGGAAAAGGAATCTGAAATAAATGTTGAATTGTGCAACAAAGAAACTTTAAGACATGAAATCATTCACGCATTCTTCAATGAAAGTGGATTGAAACAGTGTTCAAACAAAAGTGATGGTGCTTGGGCAAGAAACGAAGAAATGGTTGACTGGATTGCCGTACAATTCCCAAAGATACTGCAAGCATTCAAGGAAGCTGATTGTCTATGAACATAAAGATTCAAGCAAATCCTTGTTTCAAGGAAGTGAACAGAAGCAAAAAGCGGTATATTGTTGAAAAAGGTTCTGCTGGTTCTGGAAAATCTGTTGATGCTGCAAACCATTTCATTCCATTGCTGATGAATGAACCAGGAAGAAATCTTGTGGCAATGCGAAAGTCAGACATCACAAATCGTGACAGCACATTTGCAGAATTGACTGGTGCTATATATCGAATGTTTGGTGATAAGGCTGAACAGTATTGGAAGATTAACACTTCACCGCTTCAGCTGACTTGCAGACACAACGGAAACAAAATCATTTTTCGTGGTATGAATGATGACAAACAAAGAGAAAAGCTGAAGTCAATTACATTCCAAAAAGGAAAACTGACAGATGTATGGCTGGAAGAAGCAACAGAATTCACACAAGCAGACTTTGAAATCATAGATGACCGCTTGCGTGGTGAACTTCCAGCAGGACAATTCTATCAGATCAGAATGACCTTCAATCCAGTAAACAAAAACCACTGGATCAAGAAGGTCTTTTTTGACATTCCAGATGAAAATGTTCTGACACATCATTCAACATATCTGACAAATAGATTCATAGATGATGCATACAAAGCCAGAATGGAAAGAAGAAAGATTGTTGATCCTGAAGGTTATCAAATATATGGTCTTGGCGAATGGGGCGAAATTGGCGGTCTTATTCTGCACAACTGGGAAGTCAGTGAAGTGTCACAGAATCTGAATGATTATGATGATATTGCAATCGGTCAGGACTTTGGATTCAATCATGCAAATGCAATTCTTTTGCTTGGCTGGAAAGATGACAACATCTACATCATTGATGAAGTATATCTTTATGAAAAAAGCACATCAGAAATTGTGCAGGAAGCAATCAAACATGCAATTCCTACAAA